TTAGAGGGCACAACGCATCATCATTGTTGCGCAGCCGACGCCCTCCCTGCCAGCCTCATTCGCATTATGCGCGTAGCCCCAGATTTTAGCAACCGCGTAATCATTTCGCCGGGAACAATCTTCTGCCTCATGCGTTGCGGGCGGTTTTAGGAATGAAATGGATGGAGCCGTGAGCGAAAAACGCTTCCCCTCGCCCATGAGAACTAAATTTCCAAGCAGCAGCTTCATTGTCGCAACCGCCTGGGAAGCAGTTGAATATCTCAAACGGTGGCCCGCCAAGCGTGGCCGCAAACATCGCATAGCTCAGCACTGCCTTGATGGACTGAGAAGCGTATGTGCAGCCCAGGTCTCATTCGCGAAGGCTGCTAGGACCGCCGACCTACTGGTGTAAGAACTGAACGGCCGGTCAGAATTCAGCTTAGAATTTCACCCGGCCAGCTGCTGCGTAAAGCTGCGATTGGTTGAAGCCTTCGACAATTACCTTGGCGCCGACTTCGGCCACGTGTGTTTCGGCGAGCTCCGCAAGCGCAAGAGCAACCTCCCCTTCCGGCCAGCCAGCGTTCACAGCCTCAACGGAGAGGGCCTTGAATGCAGCAGCAAGGCTCTGCCGGCAATCCTGTTTGTTATTGCAGATCGTCATAAGCCCGAAATTAAGCTTTCCCACGATTTCTCTTCTTTACACGCTCAGCAGCAGAAAGGCGATAAATTCCAATCACAAATTTGGAATAACGCGGACATCCGCTTCATTCATAGTTATATGTCAGATAAACATGAAATAAATTACCGCTCAAATCGGAAATATTATGGAAAATATTAATAGAATAGTTTACCTTAAATTTAGCATATAAAGAATCGCAACCGAAAATCTATATTCGGCTCGAAAAATGCCGCATCAGCTTAGCGCAGAATCTTTGGAAGGACGGAAGGGTCTCCATTCCGCACCGACATGCGCAAGGATTTTTGCCACCTTGCATACACTTTTTTCGGTATTCATTGCCGGGTTATAAAGGCTCCGGGCCGTACCGAGGGAGACAGGACAAAGCTATCCCTTGGATAAATTCCGTTTTATCATCGTGACGGCATTTTTCCCTTGCGTCCAAAAACCGAAAAGTCTAACAGAAGCAAGCCGTTTCGGCAGGTCGGGGCGTAGCGCAGCCCGGTAGCGCACTTGACTGGGGGAACGATCCCCTCACTCCTGATTTCCCTTTCTCTTCAATGCATTACTCCCATGCTGTTCAGTAGCCGTGGGACTTTTGGTGGGACTCGATGTCGCCTCCAGAGCCTGCCTCAAGTCATCATCGAGCGCGTGGGCGTATTTCGCTGTGGTGGCGACATCGGAGTGTCCGAGAAGCCTTTGAGCAACGCGCAGGTTGGACTTACGCAGTACGCGTGTAGCGGCGGTGTGGCGCGTATCGTGGAAGCGGAAGTTTACCACGCCAGCGGCCGGAACGGCGCGACGCATCGCGCTCTTCAGTCCGGACTCCGTCAACGGATACCGCTTGCCGCGAACCTGCTTCAGCGTCTTGCGCGTCCGCCAGGCGACAAAGGTGAAAACCTTCACTGGATGATTATGGCGCTGCGCCCAGAGGATCTCATAGGTTTCCTCTGACATCGGGATCGTTCTCGACTTTCCACCCTTCCCTGTCACGGTGAAGCGGCGGGAGAAGAAATCGACGTGCGGCCATTCGAGACCCAAGATCTCCATACGCCTGCAGCCATTGAGGAAAGCGAACCGGACGGCGTCTTCATAGCCGCGACCGAGTTGCTCCATGATGGCGCTCTCCTCTTCAGCCGACGCCTCCCGCACTCGCTCCTGCGGCTCCTTCAGCATATGCTCGCCGAAGTTCACCTCACCTACCTGAATTTTCCATACGTTCTTTGCCCGCAGGACGATCTCGCGCAGCGGCTGGGTGCAGGTTCGGTTGACAGTGGCAGGGCTGACGAGCTTGCCCTCGTGGATCTTGCCATCCTTGTGCTTGCGGCGAACCCTCTCGCCTCGGCGCTTTGCGACCAGGCTGGCGACGCGCGGATCGTCGATCGCGCGCAGATCGGTCGCTCCACCGATGTTCTGCTGTAGCCAGTCGAGGTTTTTTAGGACGGTATCGCGGTTCTTGTGATGCTGCCCGATCTCGTGAAACCAGCGTAGCGCCGCCATTTCGAAAGACATCGTATTGGCCTCAACCGTTGAGGCCGCAGCCATCAGCGCTTTGGCTGATGCCCGCTCCCGCTCCTCGAAGGCTTTTGCGTCTCTCTTCTTAGTTTCTCGCGTATCGCCAGAAAATCGACGGCCCCCGACGATGAAATCGTAGGAGTATGTTTCCTTACCGGGACGTTTGTAGACGGACATGATGTCTTGGCCTGCCGTTCCTTGAATTCGTTCAGATCATCCTGGGTGTAGCGGCGGGTTGCGCGTTTTGTCCCGCGCCCCACGTTAATCCACCGCACAAGACCATCGTCGGTCAAGTCCCGCAGCTGGCGCGTGGAGATCTTGAGCTGCGCTGCGGCTTCGTCTGGGGTGAGAAGATCGAGCGGGCTCACCTCACACCTCCTCGCAAGCCATCGCCGCGCGGCGGGCTTCCCACTGACGCAGGATATTCCGCTTGCGCGTGACGAGCTGCAGATGCTCGGGCTCGGGCCGAACGCATAGGCGGTTGCGGCAGTAGTGGTCGATTTCCTTCTTGCCGGGGATGTAGCCGTGCTCGTTGGTCCACATGACCAGATGCACAGCAACCGTCTGCCCCCCCAGGCTCATGCGCGGATAGCCGGCGCCGCGACCTCCCTTTCCAGAGTCCGAGCCGGTCCAGATCCAGCAGCCCGTCTCCTCGTCGATACGGACACGAGCCATGATCTTTTCGCGGATCTTGTCGCGGCGGCTCATTGCAGCACCTGCCTTGATTGATCCGGCAGGGCTATGACCGCATCGGCAGCTTTGCTCGGCGCGCCAATACGTTCGTTGAACATCCTTTCGCCTGCATCAGTGATTTCGAAGTCGTGCTGTCCATGCAGCCGCACGAAGGGGCCGCCAGCCATCGTCAAAGCTGTGAAAACGAGCTTGACCTTAAGAGCATCCGGCAATGCGTCGGATCGCATCAGCTCAAGACGATTGACACGCGATGCTCCCGTGCGCTTGGCGCGCAGCAGGAGGTCGAGAACGCACCATTGGATGTCGCTCAAATTGTCAGCCATCGCTGCCCTCCATCCTCTGTGCAGCTGTTGGGCGGAGATGCGGGCGGAAACGAATGTCAGCTTCAATTGGGAGGTTTGGGTTGCCCAAAAACAAGGATGGACCGAACGTGTGCATCAGGTCCCAAAGCTGGAACGACACGCGACCTTCTTCGTCTTCCACTCTCGGAACGTATGGGCCAACAGTGGGGACGCGACGGCGCAGCTCGTCATGTCTTTCTGCCAAGATGCGCCGGCCTTCGTCCGTTAATCTGACGCTGACGCTCTCATTGAAGTTCATTTCCATGACCAGATCGGCGCTCACGTCCCCACCTCCCCCTGTGAGGGCGGTAGGGGCCGGCGCTCGACATAAAAGCCGAACATCGGGACCGGAAAGACGTACAGGCGGCGCTTGGTGCGATCGTAAAACGCACCAATCCACAGGTCGTACCAAGCGAAAATCGGCTTAACGCGCATCAGTCGTACCCCCACGATTTGGCAATGGCGACGAAGCGGTCATACTTCGGCCGATCAGGGTGAAGAGGGCCGACAGGGCAGCCGGAAAGTTGAGAGATGGGAGTACCCAGCGGCTCGTCAGGATCACGCGATGAGGCAAAAGAAATGCAGACGTCATCGTCGCAGGAGCAATGCCCATCGATCCATTCGTACGGCGCGCTTTCGCCACATTCGACGCAGAAATAATCCTGATCGCCGCGCTCGTACTCATAGTCAGGGTGCTCGCAGCAGGTTGGGCAGATGGCCGCTCCGGGATTGTCCAGAGCCCACGAGATTATGCCCTCTCGCTTCCGGCAGACACGGCACGGCGGGCCATCATGGCCGACCCTGATCTTGATGCCAGGAACATAGAAATCTAGGCCGAAATGCAAGCGATGGACGCTAGGCTTCCAATGCCAAAAGAAAGTACGGCTGACCTCGATCATGGCTGATCTCCAATGAGGGGAGACGGGGCCGAAGCCCCGCCAGGTTACTTTCCGATTGTTTCGGATGTCTTGACCGCGCAAATCGCGTTGGCGGCGTTGCAGGCAGCCTGAGAGAAGCGCAATGCGTCTTCCGACTTTTCGGCTTTAGCTGCCTTATCGATCAAAGCTTCGACTTCTTTGCTCTTGTCATTCATCGGGTTCTATCTCCGAATTTGCCCGCGTTGAGGGACCGGAAAGCAGCGCGCGGGCGTCACTCTTTTCCGGTATCGGTGCAACAACGGCTGCGCGGTCGAGGCGCTCGATTTCGGCGATGATGAGGGCGGCGGCGCGGACGAGATCGCGGCGGCGATCCTTCGGCTTCCACCACGAAACGTGCCAGCTATCCGGCCAGAGATACGGCGGCCTGATGCGAACACCGTTGGCGTGGCTTTCGTCGCTGCGAGCTTTCAGCGCATACGCAGCGGCGGCCTGCGCCATGCTGCCATCCGTGTGCCGATCGTCATGGGCTGGCGTCCAGCCCTCAACCTCGACCTGGCGCCGGCGCTCGGCGGCAACATCGAGCAAAGCGGTCCCAAGCATTTGTGGAACGGGCGGTGGGGTGGCAGCGGACTTGAGCGCCTGAATAGCCTCCCACGCTGCGAACGGATCTGTGCCTTCGCCTACGTCCTCAGCGATCTTCAGCAGCTCATCGCGATACGCCTCCAGTGGAATATCGGAGCTGTCGCCGTACCGAAACCTGTCTGCCGCGCCACCTTCGACCTCGTCGCCGGTTTCGAGGTCAACGACTGGCGAGCCTTCGAGGCATGCGGCGTGGCATATGCCCATCTCAATGTCGGTCGCGCAAATATCGGAACGCTTCAGGGGCTCGGCGCAGATCGGGCATTGATCAACATCGTCGCCGACTGACTCGCTCTCTTCGATGATCGCTATCTCGCCGGCACAGAAGGCGCGCAGCATTTGGCCGGCGGTATAGAGCGGCTCGCCCTTGGCGTCGCGCTCGTGGACCGGTTGACGTGACAGGTATAGTTCGGCTGTAGCGATCACTTTTGAGGTAGTCATGAAATCCTCCATGTGCGGAAGTCCTCTACGAGCAGGCGCCATTGCTCGGCGGCGGCCTCGTCGCTACGGACTTCCTCGCGGCTGCGAATGCCGAGAAGCGACAGGACGTTCGCAACTGCCTGGTCGTCGCTCATCGGATGGGAAAAGCCTTTCTGCTCGTGCAGAAAGATCTTGAAAGCGGGCTCTCGGCAGCTAATCGCGAACTGCAGCGCGTCGTGCATCTCGGCCAGCTGATGACGGGTGGCGGCGGTCATCACGCGCCGCCTTTCAAAGGCAAGACAATTCCGGTAGCGGCATCAATCCGCAGAAGGTGCAAGGGGCACGTGATCACCCCCTCAACAACTGGCTGATCGGCCAGCGATACCGGACGATGCGGGCATATCCACCCGCGGCCATCACGTTTTGCCTGCCGCCCTACCCACTCATCTACGTGGCATTTCCATTGAGGGCTATTGCCAACTTCGACAGCCTCATTGATGTCCTCAATGAGGCCAGGCACTGCTGGATTCGTGGCTCTTTTGCAAAGCAACTTCTTCCAAACAGGAGTGGGCAATCCGTCCGGATTGCATTGTCGATTGATTTGCAGCGGAGAGCCCCAGGCGCTGCGCCAATATGCTCGTTTGCTGTACTCATTACCGCCTGGCGACGGCATGAAGCGCGCGTCGAGATGATAATGGTCGTGAACGAAATTGAGACAGTGCCGGTCATTGTGCTTCGGACCTATCACCGGCCAGGCGGCAATCTGGTCGTACCAGGCGCCTGTGACGGTAGGCACGAGATAATATCTCCCGACTTCCGCCGGTTGCGTCAGTTCGTCGATGCGCTGGATCACGCGTCCTTCTCCTCGATCGTGCGCTCCAGCATGCGGCGCAGCGGGCGGTCGACCGTGCTGCAGCCCATGGCGTCGATGACGCTGATCAAAGCGCTGCACAGGCTGATGACGACTTCATCGCTGATGAAATCCCCTGGATCTTTGCCGTCGCCGAGCGCGGCTACCTTGGCGATCTGCAAGAGGAGGCCGGCGGACATGATGTTTTCGACGGCGTCGTCGACGAGGCGGCGACCAAGGGTGGCGGCGGCTTCTTCGGCCGCTGCGTTGACGGCGTCGTGTTCGGTCCCGCCGACGATCTGCAGGGAAATCTGCGGGCGAACGTGGCTCATGGGGAACTGGACGAGGTTATCCATCAGAGATCCTTTGCGATTTCTTCGGCCTCGGCGCGATCGGTGCGCTTGAGGCCTGCCGCGAGTCCGGCGGCATAGACGACTGCTAAGAGGGCCACGCCGCAGGTGAGTGCGGTCATCAGGCAGAAGACGAAGATCGCCTGGCCTTCTGTGACGAGCGGACTGGCAAACTCGGTCACGGCGTCACCTGCGCGGCGGCGGCAATGATCAGGAGGAATGGGATGGTGAAGAGCGCGATCGCTTCCAGCGCCTCCTGCTGCTCGCGGCGCATGCGGGCGCATTCCAGCACCTGCGTTTCGATGTCTCCGGACAGGCGGCGTTCCTGGAGCGTATGGATCGCGATCTCGTTCAGCGGCAGAAATGGTGTGAAGTAGTTCATCGGCGTCATCCTCAGGGCAGATCGTCGTCATCGACGTCTGACGCGATCTGCGACTGCGGGCGATAATCGACGGGGCGAATGGGGCGCGGATCGACGCCATAGCCGCGATAAGCCATGTCACGCACAACCTCTTCGGTTGCCGGGCGGATCGCATAAAGCGCGGATGTCCCATAAAACTCGGTGACCGATTCGCCATCCGAAACGGGAATATCCACGCGCAGCATCTTGCCGCCAGCAAGCTCGACTTCCTTGGCGTAGCCAGGGCGCTTTCGGTGCCCCATCAACTCGACGATTGCCCAGCTTTCGAAGACTTCGGACGTCATGAAACCCTCCTGTCCATCCGCTTCGGAACCCGCTCCGTTCCTGGTCGGAGCGGTGACCGAAACCGGATCGCTTCAGGCGACGCGGCGAGTCGAAGAGGCGGCGAAGATGCGAGCGGCCTCGTCGGCATTCCGTTCGATCTGCTCGTCGGTGTAGCCCAGGCGCTTATATTCGCGATGCGTCAGGCCTTCGCCGCGCTCAAGGGCGTGGTTGGCCATCTCGCCAGCGATGTTGCGAACGGTCACGGGGTTATAAGCGGTTGCTGTCTGCATGATCCTGCTCCTGAAATCCCTCCCTGCTCCTGCGCGGCCCGCCGCCGGCCACAATGAGCGTGGACCGGCGGCGTCTCTGCGCGCCTTGTCCCGACGAGGGAGGAGGATCATCGGGACGGGGAATGATTATGCGGAATCATTTCCGCAGTCAAGAGGAATGGGGAAGCAATTCCGCAAACTATGTTCAAGGTTTGGCGTTGATGGGGAATTAAGCAGGAGCTACAGCACTGATTCGCAGGTGCTTTTTCGCGCCGAGAAGGGCGCAAAGAAAAACGGCGCAGCCATAGAGCCCGCGCCGTTTGCATTGCTGGATAGTGTGGAAGTTGGCTGCCGACCCGGCGTTTTAGATGCCGTAAATCTCGTTAAATGTGAGAACCTTATGCATGTGCATGATCGTCGATCTGGCGATCTGAATTTCCGCCTTGGGGTTGTGCTTCAAGATGGTGACCCATTCGGCATTACGCTTGAGGAAGATGCCAAGTGTAGCTTCGTAATGCCCTTCGGCGTCCTGCTTCACCTGGATCACCACGGCGTCGCCAGTGCGCACCGGCTTGTCGGGGTTGATGAAAAGCAAGTCGGCCGGCGAAAACTGCGGGACCATTGATTCGCCCTCAACATAGAGCGAGTAGATATTACGGGCATGCATCAAGGTGGGTGGCCGCCTCACATAATCGACCGGGTCTAGATCGAGCTTGAACGCTCCTCGCAGGTGTGAACCTGCTGCTGTTCCCATAACCGGCACATCCTTCGGCATTTCGAAGGGGGCAGGAAGGGGAACGGATGCGGCGCGCAACTCGCTCGATTTCACGGTCGCTTTCGGATCGTCCTCATTGAGCAACCATAATTCGGTAGTTTCAAGAGCGTCTGCAAGTTTTTTGACAGTCTCCAGCGATGGCTGCTGGTCGCGATTGTCCAGAAGTTTGCGCACGGTTGAACGGTCGAGGCCTGCTTTGTTAGCGGTGCTCGACGGGTTCATATTGAGGGCTGACATCCGCTCTTTGATGCGGTCCTGAATGGTTCTAGCCATGTGCGGAATTTTATCCGCGATTTGTGGAAAAGTCATGCGGAACGAAATCCCTTGACAATGCGGAACTGATTCCGCATTTTCTGCGACCATGAACCTAAGAGAACAGCTCATCGCCGTTTCTGACGAATATGCTCGCGCTCGTGGCATAGGCCGACAGCGCGTTTCGACGATCGTCTTGAACCGTGGGTCCACGCTCGATCGCATTGCTGATGGCAAGAGCGACGTGAACACGGTGACTTTCGAGAAGGCGATGCTCTGGTTCTCGATGAATTGGCCAATCGGTGCGGAATGGCCGGCGACCGTGCCTCGTCCTTCCGCCGAGAGGGAGGCCGCATGATGTGTTCCCCGGTGCATGGGTTCCTGGCCGTTCTCCATGCCAATTGGCGCCGGACTGGCGGACTGCGTTTAGCGTCCGGCGCCTTCTTTCTTTCTGTCGGGTTGGAGGAGTTTGGACGTCCTCGCCGGTCTCATAAGCCGGAGATCGCGGGTTCGAATCCCGCACCCGCAACCAGTTTTGTATGTGCTCCGTCATGTGGGCCTCCGTGATCTGCTGACGGGCTGAGTACTCACATTTTCCGCACCCGTCCCGCGATGGGAAAAACAACGCCGGTTTCCCGGCGGTGACAGGCTTTTGCTTTTCTGAGGGTATCATGAGCGACGCAATCCATAACCGGCTGAAGGCAGCGCAGCGCGATCTCATCGACGAGGTTGGCGGCATCGAGCGCGCCGCGAAGATTTCGGAATATGCCAAGAGCACGGTCGGGCGTTGGCGCAACCCGCGCGATCCAGAACTGATGCCGATGATGGCCGTCATCCGGCTCGAAGGCGATTGCGGGCGCGCGTTCGTGACTGAGGTTATGGCCGGTGCGAACGGTCGCGACCTTTCCGACAACATTCCTGCCGACGCTGCGATCGTCTCCGATCTCCTGTCGGCGCACGCGGATGTGACCATGCGGTTTGCTGAGCTGGGGCAAGTGACGGCCAGAGCTTTTTCCGATGGCGTCGTGACGCCTGCTGAAGCTGACGAGATGGACCGCAAGGCCGCAGAAGTCGACGACGCGGTCGAGGAGGAGCGGCGGGTACTTGCCAGCGTCAAGGCCAAGGGCGGCGCGGCTGCAGCCCTTAAGATCGTCGGGGGCAAGTGATGCGCGGCGTGAAGGCTGAAGGATACGTCGTCGACCCGCCGATCGGGCGCGATGCCCATAATCTGCTTTACCGGGCTAACCGGTTTTACCGGATGCACCGCGCTGCCTATCCACTGGCGCTCGACAGCGACCAGCGTGGCGCCGAAGTCGCGGTTGCCGGCGGCTATGCCGAGCGCCTGCTCGATGATCCGCATTTCGTGCGGGTCACGCAGAAGGGGAGGCTCTACCTCCAAGCCGTGATGAGGGCGCACTGATGGCCGCTCATCACCGCCTCGTCGGCATTACGATCAATGTTCCGGAAAAGGCCAAGCAGACGCTCGATCGTCAGGCGAAGGAGCGCGGTATCGCTTCGTCACTCTGGGCGGGGCAGATTTTTGATATGGGCTTTGCAGCTGTCTGCGCTCGCGAGAAGAGCATGCCGGTTGCAGATGGTGATCTGGACGCGATCGTCGGCGCGACGCTGCTGCTCTGGTCCGGTCAGAAGTGGTCGACTGCAGATATCGCCAAGGGCCTCGGAGTGCCGGAGCCTACCGTCATCCGCATTCTCGATGGCTGGAGGCAATATCGACGGGGGATGCAGCGATGAACGCTCTCGTCGTCCCCTCGGAGCATGAGCTTATAGCCTCGATCGAAACTGCGCGGGCATTGTTCAATGCAGGTGACCTCGATCTGGCGCTAAAGATCGCATCCGTCACCTACGATCAATCCAAGTCCGTCGCAGGTTCTGCGGAGCGCGTGAAGGCCTCGCGCGAGGTCGTCGATAAAGCGCGGCGAATGCAGGCGGAAGCGCTGAAGATCGAAAGCCTTTGCTATGTCGCGATGGCTGACGCCGTCGACAGCGCGCAGGCAAAAGGCGAGATCTCTCGCGGCGGCCGTCCGAAAACCGTTTCTCAAGAGAACGGTTTTACGCTCGAAGAAATCGGGATCGACCGCAAGCAACTGCATTCCGCGCGGCAGCTGCGTAATGCCGTTCGTGCCGATCCGGAACTCATCGACCGTGTCGTCGAGGCGCGTCTTGCGGAAGGGCTGGAGCCGACGCGGACTGCGCTGAAGAAAGAGGCCGGTCACGCGATCGGCACGAAAACCGCGACCAAGGAAGAGCGCGGCGACGATCTCTATGAGACGCCGATCGAGGCCATGCGCACGCTGCTAGCTCTGGAGAGCTTCAGCCTGGCCGTACGGGAACCGAGTGTCGGTCGGGGCGCGATCATGCGACCGCTCGAAGCTGCGGGCTATGATGTGCTGATTTCCGATCTCGTCGACCGCGGCGTTGTAACGGAGCATGGGGAGTGCCAGGGCGTCGGCGACTTCCTCAAATCTTCAGGGCCGTCGAAACTCTATTCGGTCGGGCCGGATATCGTCACCAACCCGCCCTATGGCGTCGCCAATGCCTATGCGGCGCATGCGCTGCGCGAGCATCGCCCAGGCAAGATGGCATTGTTGCTGAACCTGAACTTTCTTGCCGGGTTCGAGGATGCCGACCGTTGCTTCGTCATGGATCGCAACCCGCCGAGCCGCGTCTATGTGTTCACGCGGCGCCTGCCGATGATGCATCGCGACGGCTGGACCGGAAACAAGGCATCAAGCCAGATGAATACCGCGTGGTTCGTTTGGGAGCGGAACCACGATGGAACCTATGGGAATGGCTTCCCGGCACTAATCCGCGTGGATTGGGAGCAATATCAGGATGCAGATCCGCTTGCGCCAGGTGAAGGTGTTCATGCCGACCCTATCATTTTCAGCGATGAGGAAGATTTCACGCGCGACACGCCGCGCAAGACGCTCGACGAGCGGATCGAGGAAGAATTCTCCCGCTCGCTGATCTGGATGAAGCACATGGAGCCTTTCGACGACGTCGCATTGCGGCGCGGTGTTGGGCTTCGGCCATCCGTCGCCTCTGCGCTGATCGACGCGTTCGCGGCACAGGGCCTCATTGAGCGACAGGAAGACGGCAGGTTCCTGCCGACCGGCGCAGGCCTGAACATGATCGCCACCGTTGGCGCGGTCGATATGACCAAGCAGCTCAAGGCGGGTGTGCCGATTGCCGAGGTGCTCGCATGATCGAAGGCGCCGATTTCTCATCCGAGATGCTGAAGGGATTCCTTCGCGCCCGCGTCGAAATGGCCGGATATAACGCTGTCTTCCCCGGCCAGCACGCGAGCACGAAGAAACAGCGACCTGCCTTCGATGCCGCGCGCAAGGCGGAAATGGAGCACATTCGCAAGCGGGCAGGCGTGACGGTCGTGCAATTCGATCTCGCTTGGATGGGGCGGGCGCTCTCCGTACAGCCGCGCGAGAAGCTATGGAGGGCGCTTGGTGTCGATCTCGATCTATACGGCGTGAAGCTCGTCGATTACGGCAAGTGGGAGAAGATCCAATGACCGGCCTTCAGAATGCCCGCGATCCTTCTCGCGCAGACTACGACTTCCGCAAGTTCGCCGCAGCACTGAAGCGCAAGTTCTATTCCGAGCCGAACCTCGCGATGCGTCCGCTCGCCAGTGAGATAGGCGTGACGATCAACGATATTTCGCGCGCGATGGGCGGACAGATGGTTTCCGTTGGCAAGGTGATCGCGCTTTGCCGGTGGCTCGGTGTGCCTGTCGAGCATTTTTACTTGGAACCGGAATTGGATTTAAAATCAACCTGTTCCACTAGATCAAACGTGAAACACGAAGCCCGGGAGGGGCGGCATTGAGCGCGCTTCTCCCGATCGTCGAACAGCTTGCCGATGCGGTCAATCATGCTGAGCGAGCGGAATGGCTCTTTGCCTGCCCGTACGGCGTGATGAACCGCGAGCACATGAGCATACGGGTGATCCTTCAGAGGTCGGGGCTTCTGGCGGGTGTCGCCTATCTCGAAGCCGTCCTGTCGCTAACGAACGCGAAGCGACTGCCGGACGGCACACTTCCACAAACCATTGTCCTGCCGGTGCATATCGCCGCGCTGGATTTGAGGCAGGAGGCGCAGGCGGGCGCCGAGGGGGCGAATTGAGCGGGCCACGGTTCTCGATCATTCCAGCGTGGATCATCACAGACGGTCGGCTCAAGGGCAGCGACTTGCGCGTTCTGTGCCTGCTAGGGACTTACACGAATAAGGAAGGCTGGTGCCGGCGCAGTCAGGTCAAAATGGCCGACCAGCTCGGCTGCGGCCGCTCGACGGTGCAGGATTCGCTGAAGCGTCTCGCCGATATCGGCGTCGTGGAGAAACAGGAAGTTGCGAGCGCGGACGGCCGAGACAGCGCGCATTGGTACCGCGTGGTGCTCGATCGTGTCGTCGAGAGCAATGCGTTTGCTGCATGGGACGATGAAGACGAAAAGGAATTCGGTCCTATCGATGGCATTGAAAAGGGCACCCCCCCTGCCGGTATACCGGCACCCCCTGCCGGTCCTAGACCGGCACCCCCTGCCGGTTCTGGACCGGCACCTATTAACGACAGTAATTTAACTCCCCCTGAGGAACGAAGGGAGAGAGAGCGCGAGCGTGAGGATGAAGGGGAAGAAAATCCCAAGGGGATAGAGCGGCGCTTTAGGGCGTGGTTTGCGAAAATGCCGGGATACCTTGACGACAGCGAACCGAATGCACGCCGGGAATGGAATGCACTGACGCCCGCCCAGCGTACCGAATGCGAGCAGATGACGCCGATATGGCTGGAGGAACGCAAAAAGCTGGGCCGAACCAAGCCGGTCGCGGCCTCTACCTATCTCTCCGAACGCCGATGGGAGCGTTTGCCAGACCAGGTCAAGACGGCTCACGAGAAGGCCAAGGCGCAGGAGGAACGTGTCACTGTAGCGCCATACGGCCATATCTGGTCAGCGATGCGGATGATGGCTCTGCTCAAGGGGCCGAAGCCTGTAGAGCTTCCCGATGATCTGCTGCCGCTGACTGCGCGCACCTTCGAGATCCACCGCCGTATCAGCGAGAGCAAGGGGCTGGCCTTCTTGGCGGAGCGCGGGATTGTGATCGACGGCAAGGATCTCGTCTTCCCTGATGACTTCCGTGAGCAGGAATATCGTCGCCGCATACAGCTTGAGGGATATCCGGAGGTGAACCGCCTGAACAAGATGGCAACTGAACGGACGCGCGATCAGGTCGATAAGCGCTTCGCTGCTTTGGCTTCGCTCTGCGAGTTCGTTCCTTTGGGCTCGCCGACATTCGAGCGCTGGCGTGATTACCACGAGCAGATGCATTGGCCTCCAGTGCCTGAACCAGATCCGAAGCATCTGGCTGGCGTGTGGTTTCCAAAGGGCGGGCCGGAAGGCCTTGGTGAATTCGAACTAGCCGCACGCGCGGCACTAGGAATGGAGCGGGGCGATGATGCTGAATAGGGTGACAATGATGCATAATGGGATTGAGGTCGATGTTACCCGCGCTCTGCCTGCGATGGATAAGACGGTCGCAAGGTCGCGAATCAATGAAGCGAATTTGCATGCGGCTTCGTCAGATATGGTCGTTGCAAAGCCAAAGGCTGCGAAATGGTACTGCTTACAGGTGATGACGGGTCGCGAGTTCTCTGTGGAAAAACAGCTTGATGACGCGAACATTGAGCATGTCTCTCCACGTGAGCGGGTGGTTTTCGTCAAGAGAGGCCGCAAGATCGATGGAGAACGGCTGTTCTTTCCTGGTTACATTCTAGTCCATTGCCGGCCGTCTGCTGAGGCTTTTCATGGTCTAAGAAGGATTAGGAACGTCATCGATATCGTTGGGAATGGCGGTCGGTATCACGTTGTTTCGGAAAAGGATGTGAATGTTTTCAAAGATATGGCTGCCGTTGCAGTGCCGCGCGTGGCTACTGACAAGACATTGGTCGAAGGTGACACGGCATCTATTACCTTCGGTCCTTTCAAGGGATTTGATTGCATTATTCTGGCTCTGAAATGGTCTCGGGAGGCTAGGGCGAGGGTTCAACTTTCAGTGTTCGGAAAGGATTTTGAGATTGAGAGCATGCCTCTTGCTTTTCTCAAAAAGCTGTGAGAGTCATCTTCGCAACGGACGAGCCGATTGGCATCCCCTCCGATCCCTCTGGACAAGATCCAGAGGCAGAGCAGGCAAACAGCCTCAGGGACAAATGCAGCCGGCCCCAGCTTGAAAGCCTCAGATGAGAGGCACCGATTCAAGCCAAGTGCTACTGCTATGAGATGACGACAGGCGACCTCCGGGTCGCCTTTTTCATTCAAGGGTTATGGCACGCAAGCCCAAAGCCTTCCGCATCAGTGGACGCCCAACTGCAGAGCAGAACGAGCGGGAATATGATCGGAACCGATATCGCAATCAGGCTGGCCGCGATCTATACACCACGGCTCGTTGGCGGGCTGAGCGCGCAGACTTCCTGGCGCAGCCAGAGAACCAATTCTGTGTGAGGTGCCAAGCGGTGGGCATCCTCAATGCAGGTCACCTGACAAAGGACGGCCGACCGCAGACCAACCCGAGGCGCATGTTCCTCGTGGTGCACCACTCGCAGCGACACTACGGCAATCCGGAGGTCTTCTGGGACCGGAGCAAGTGGCAGGCCGTTTGCCCTGACCACCACGACGGCGACATCCAGGCCGAGCAGTCGGCAGAGGCCAAGCGCCTCATCGAACGCATGCAGATGGGGGGCGGGTCAAAAGTCTAGCGGTCCGAGGGCCCTTACCGACGGGTGCGCAACCTTTTTTCTCCGCGAAATTGGCGGAATTATTTTTTTCTCACGCCTGATGAACGGAGGGCGAGCACATGACCCGTGGCCGCAAGCCCGATACAGACGAACAGCAGGCCGCAAAGGGCAATCCGGGCAAGCGTCTTTCGCAGAAAGAGGTAGAGACCGCCCGCACCAAAGCGCCGATACCAGTGACGGTTGGGAAGATCCGCCCGCCAAAATGGCTCAAGCGGAGCCGCAAGGCGACTGAGGTTTGGAATGACCTCGCGCCGCAGCTTGAGCGCCTCAATCTCTTGAGCAATCTCGATGCCAGCCCGTTCGCTCGATATTGCCGCTATGTCGTCGAGTGGATTGCAGCTGACGTCACGGTGCAGAAAGAGGGCACCTGGTTCAACGGCAAGGACACGAATGGAAACGAGACGAAGAAGCGGCACCCTGCCTTCGTTGCGGTACAGCAGCTCGAAAAGATGCTCGGCGATATGGAGGCCAGCTTCGGCATGCGACCGGATACGCGCTACAAAATCATGCGCGATCAGGCGGCTGCTCACGGCCTCGGCAATCTGCCGCTCTGGGGCGACCAGCAGCCGCTTCAGCCATCATCGTCAGCTGCAAACGAGGATGCGCCGCCCGCAGCTGCTGAGCCAGCCGACCTGATTGGCATCCTTGGCGGGATGAATTCCCCTCCGCCGGAGCGGATGAATTGACCGATGGAAAGTGTTTCCGCCGGCGCAATTCAGGCGGCCGCCGGTGCGCTGCTTTGGCCGAAGCCGGAATGGGTCAAAGAGGCGGTCGCGAAAGGCTGGGAGTGGGTCGGCATTGCGTGGGAGCGTTGTTCGTGCGTTCCTGGCGCTTGGTTCGATGAGGCAAAGGCAGAAAAGGCCGTTCAGCTTTTTCCGCAGGTTTTCCGCCTCACCGATGACCGATTTGCGGGCAAGCCTTTTAAGCTGGCCTTCTGGCAGCAGTGCATCGTCCGTCTTCTTGTCGGTTGGAAAGCTCCAATCGACATCATCGACGAGCAGACCGGTGAGACGAAGTATGAGCATGTGCGGATCTTCCGCCGTCTCATGCTCTGGATACCGCGCAAGAACGGGAAGTCTGAATTTCTAGCGGCGCTGGCGCTGCTGTTCTTCATCCTTGATGGCGTCGTAGGCGGTCAGGGGTACGTTTTCGCGAAGAACGAGGATCAGGCCAAGATCATCTTCAACAAGATGAAGGCCATGATCAGCATGTCGCCGCAGCTCGGCGATACGCAAGTCTTCAAAAAGTCGATCTACATTCCGAAGATCCGGGCGCTGTTCGAGCTTCTATCGGGCAAAGCGGAGGGCAAACACGGCAAATCGCCTACAGTCATTGCGGGCGACGAAATGCACGAGTGGGAAACGCCGGATGTGGCGAACTTCCTGCGGCAGGGTACCGGTACCCGCCTTGAGCCGATCGAGCTTTATGCATCGACTGCTGGGGTGAAATCGAACCGGACGGGATGGGATCTCTGGGAAGAGAGTGTTTCCATCCTTGAGGGTCGCATCGACGATCCAACGACGTTAGTCGTGATCTTCGCACTCGATCCTGACGATGATTGGGCTGACGAGGCAAATTGGCAGAAGGCAAACCCATCTCTCGGGATTTCGCCAACCCTGCAGTTTCTCCGACGCGAAGCCGCAATCGCAAAAGATAACCCTCGGGCCGAGGCGCACTTTCGCTGCTACCACGCAAATCAGTGGATTGACGCTGTTGTACGCTGGCTGAACCTGAAAAAGTGGGATGCCTGCGCCGCCGACAAGAAGATTTGGCGCCGTTGGCGAGACGGCGAGGGTCTGAAAGGTCGAAAGTGCTTCGCGGCGATCGACGTTTCGTCGAGCGATGACTTGACCGCCTTGGTTCTGGCCTTTCCGCCCGACGAGACGTGTGATCGCTGGATTATCACGGCCCGCTTTTGGGTTCCTGAAGACACTGTTGCGCGACGCTCGAAGCAGGATCGGGTCTCATACGACCGATGGGTCAAAGACGAGGCTCTGGAGGTGACGCCCGGAGACTACGTCGACCAGAACTTTGTTCAGCATGCGCTTGAAAATGCCATGTCCATGTTTGACGTATCGCTCATCGGTTACGACCCGTGGAATGCGACAAAGCTCTACACCGACATGGTGAAGGACGGCGTTGATGAAGAACGTTTCCTGAAAATGCGACAAGGCATCCCCACCCTCGGCGAGCCCACGAAGCTCTTCGAGCGCTTGGTAGTCTCTGGAAAGCTTGATCACGGCGGCCATCCAATCCTGCGCTGGATGGCGGGAAACGTGGCCGTAAAGTTCGATGATAATCTGAACTACGCTCCGACCAAGAAAAAGAGCGCCGAGAAAATCGACGGCATTGTCGCCGGCGTAATGGCGGTTGGTCTGACCCTCGCTGACGACGTCTACGTGCCCGACATGGGCGAATACCTCAAGAAACCGGTGATGTCTGCATGACGATCTTCGACGGGATTTTTGGCCGAAGGAAAGTGAAGCTCACCGAGCCCGCGAGCTGGCATACGGATACGGGAACGTGGTCAGGAAAGGCCACCTCTCCTGACGCGGTTCTGCAGTTGGCAACGGCTTGGGCCTGCATCCGCCTCAACGCGAGAACGATGAGTTCTTTGCCGCTCAAGGTGCACTCCAAGAAGACCGGTGAGGTTGACACCTCTCATGTTCTCTATCCGCTGCTGCATGACACGCCAAATGCCGACCAGACGGCTATGGAATTCTGGGAGGGCATCTACGCGTGTCTGAATCTTCGCGGCAATGCCTATGCTGAAAAGGTCTTTAGCGGTGATACGCTGGTTGCGCTCGATCCGATGGACCCGGATTGCACGACGGTCTATCGCTCATATGACGGATCACGGCGATATCGCTACACGAACCAGAAGACCGGGGTGCAGTCGGACTGGGGTGAAGACAAGGTATTTCATCTGCGCGGCTTTGGTGCGGGCGGGATGATGGGGCTTTCGCCTATTGAGTATGGCCGGCAGACTTTAGGCACGGCTCTTGCCGCTGATGAAGTCGCAGGCCGAACCTTTGGCGAGGGACTTCATATTTCTGGCTTCGCTGAAGATCAGCCAGGCGCGAAAACAACGCAGGAACAGCGTGAGCAGCTGGTTTCTCTGTTCGACAAGTTTTCCGGTTCTAAGCGGACGGGAAAGGTTATGCCTTTGCCTCCCGGATTCAGCTTCAAGGCGCTGAACATGAACCCGGAAGACGCGCAGTTGCTTCAGACGCGCGGCTTTCACGTCGAGGAAATCTGCAGATGGTTCGGCACTTTTCCTATCCTGATCGGCCACGCCGCCCAAGGCCAAACGATGTGGGGAACGGGTGTGGAACAGATCAACCTTGCATGGTTGACGCTATACCTTGGCCCTGAGCTTCAGCGGGTCGAGCAGGCCATCGAAAAGCAGCTTATGACGCCTGAGCAGAGAACGAAGGCGTACGTCGAGCACAACGTTGATGCTTTGCTGCGCGCCGATAGCGCCGGCCGCGCCGCCATCATGTCCGTACAGGCCCAGAACGGCCTCAAGACACGAAATGAGCTGCGCAAGAAGGAAAACGACCCTCCATTGCCAGGCGGCGACATCCTGACCGTACAGTCGAACCTCGTCCCGCTCGAAATGCTGGGGAAGGTTCCGACGACGCCAACACCAGACGGCTTCGGCACCATGAAGCCAAGGCCCAAGCCTCAACCTGCTGACGATAAGTAGGAGCCTTCCCATGCACTACCTGCGTATTTTGGCGGCCTTCGCGGGTCAGCCATGGGCGATGCAACCTGAGAAATTGGAGATCATCTCCAGCTTTCTCATGTTCAAGGCGCGCGGCGGATCTTTTACCGCAGAAGAGGTCCAAGCCAGAATTGGCGACTCGCGCAATCCGGATCGCGTTGAACCGCAGGCCGGTATCGCGATATTGCCTGTTCACGGCGTCATCTCGCAGCGGATGGCAATGATGCAGGACGTGAGCGGCGGCGGCGGAACTTCGACAGAGGCCTTGTCGCAGCTCTTCAGGGCAGCCTTGGCCGACGAAGGCGTGAAGGCCATCGTCTTTTCGCATGATAGCCCTGGCGGCGGCACATACGGCGTTGATGAACTGGCCGCCGAGATCCGCAATGCTCGCGGGATAAAGCCAATAATCGCGCAGGTCGACAGCTTGTCCGCGTCGGCGTCCTACTATCTTGCCTCGCAGGCTGATGAGATCGTGGTGACGCCTGGAGGAGAGGCAGGGTCGATCGGCGTCTACTCCGTGCACGAGGATATCTCGAAGCTGCTCGAAAAAGAGGGCGTAAAACCCACTCTCATCCGTGCCCAGCATGGGATCTACAAGGCAGAAACAGCAAACATCAGCCCGCTTTCTAGCGACGCGCGCGATTTCCTTCAGCAGCGCGTCAATCTCGCCGAAGAGGCCTTCATCAACGCGGTCGCCGCCGGCCGGCGCGTTTCGACCGCCACGGTTCGCGACAATTTTGGCAAAGGTCGGATTTTTGGCGCGCAGGAGCTGGTCAAGCGGGGCATGGCCGATCGGATCGGCACCATGCAGGACACTTTGCACCGCCTCGGTGTCTCTTCGCCAAAGATGGGCGCATCTGCAAATTCCCGGCGCATGTTTGCCGCCGGCGAGACGCCCCCGCTTTCACAGATCGAGGATGTCCTGCGCGAGGCAGGCTTCCCCAACGCACTTGCGACCGCATTCGTCTCTCGCGGCAAGGGCGCGCTCCAGAGTGATTCTGGGCCGGAGACGCGGAAACTGTCACCCGATGCGAAAGCATCTCTCGATCAATTCCTGTCCAGATTGGGCAAATAGGAAACTCCATCATGGATAAAGAATTTCAGGATCTGCTCGCGAAGCTGACGGTTCGCGACGATGAGCTTAAGGCGCTCGTCGAAAAGGCGAACAATGAAGCCAAAGCGGCTGGAAATGTCGCGGCCGACACCAAGAGCGCAATCGAGAAGATCGTCGAAGGCAATGCCGCTATTCATGCGCGTCTGCTCGAACTTGAGCAGAAGGCCGCCCGCCGTGCTGGCGGTGACTTCGACCTGCTGAAGTCGACCGGTGAAAGCTTCACCGACAGTGAGGCATTCAAGAAGCTTGCCGCCGACCAGCGTGGCACGGCTCGCATGGCGTTCAAGTCGATCACTATGAACGCCGCCGTTTCCAGCATTACCAGCTCACCGACAGGCACCGGCGGCGTCGGGAATGCCATCGCTCCGGATCGCCTTGCCGGCGTGATCACGCCTCCAAACCGGCGCATGACCATCCGCAGCCTGCTTATGCAGGGTCGCACCGGCTCCAACCTGATCCAGTACGTTCAGGAAACTGGCTTCCAAAACATGGCGGCGCCGGTTGCTGAATCCGCGCTCAAGCCGCAGTCCGACCTGTCGCTCGACCTTGTCGATACGCCGGTTCGGACCATCGCGCACTGGTTTAAGGCATCGGTCCAGGTTCTTGCGGATATCCCACTCCTGCAGTCCTATATCGACGGCCGCGCTCGCTATGGTCTGGAATATCAGGAGGAAGTGCAGCTTCTTGCGGGTGACGGCACTGGTCAGAACCTTGAGGGCCTCATTCCTCAGGCGACTGCTTTCGATACCAACCTCCTCAAGGCCGATGACCAGCAGGTCGATATTCTGCGCCGTGCCATCCTGCAGGTCCGTATCGCCGAATACGCAGCGTCCGGCATTGTGCTCAATCCCAATGATTGGGCCGATATCGAGACGCTGAAAGACGCCAACGGCCGTTACATTTTCGGCAATCCCGGCACCAACCTCCAGCCTCGCATGTGGGGTCTGCCGGTCGTCGACACCAACGCAATGCCGGCAGGTCACTTCATGGTCGGCGCTTTCAACATGGCGGCGCAGGTATTCGATCGCGAAGATGCGAACGTCCAGGTCTCCACGGAGGACGGCGACAACTTCGTCAAGAACATGGTGACGATCCGGGCCGAAGAGCGTCTCGCGCTGGCGGTCTTCCGTCCGCAGAGCTTCGTTTACGGCGCGTTCTAAGAGGTGCTTAAGGGCCGGCTTGGGCCGGCCTTTCTTTCCCACGGGATTTTTCGGTCATGTCCAAGACTATCGAGACTATAGTCCTTAAGCCGCACCTGGCGCCCAATGGCGTGATCGTGCAGAGGGGCGAAACCATCACCGTCGACGAGAAGCGATACAAGCAGCTCGTCAAGAAAGGCTATGTTCCGAACCCCGACTCCTCTGACGAAGAGGAAGTCGACGAGCCCGAGGGCGAGCCTGGAGCAATCACCAACAAGAAGTTCGAGAAGCGGCGGTCGAAGATCGCCGGCAAGAACATCGACGAATAACCCTCTCGCGGCCGCTAGCCGCCAATGGAGATCAACATGCGACGTTTCAAGGTTCCCGTCACGACTGACGGAAGCGGCAACGCCACGGCCTACAGCCCTCGCCTCGCCGGCAAGATCCACAGCATTCAGTATGTGAAAGATGGCGCGAACGCCTACACGGACGGCGTCGACTTCACAATTACCGCCAATGATACCGGTGAGAACATCTGGACCGAAGCCAATGTTAACGCCTCCGCCGTCCGCTATCCGCGTGCGCCGACGCATACGCAGGCTGGTGCTGCGGCTCTCTTCGCCGCCGGTGGCACGCCTGTCCTCGACAGAATTGGTGTCGTTGACAAGCTCAAGATTGTTCTTGCGCAGGGCGGCGCAAACAAAACTGGCGCTTTCCATATTCTCGTCGACTGAGGTCTTGCCATGCTCGTTCGGGTCGTTATTCCCCCAAGTCCGATCGTTTTGCCTGAGGACATTGCCGGTGTTGATGCCGGTGATACGTTCGTCGAGGCCATGATCGCTGCTGTGACGGGGGAAATAGACGGCCCGGACGGATGGCTTGGCCGCTGCCTCGGAGAGCAGACGCTTGAGGCTGCACTTGGATGCTGGCCGCGTTCGCCGGTACGTCTTCCGTACCCTCCCGTGATTGCGGTCGAAGAGGTCCGCTACTTTGATCAGAGTGGGACGGAAGTCTCTCTGTCAGACGGTAGTTTCCAGTCTGCAAATGGCCTCCTTTGGCTTGTCGACGGATTTTCTGTGCCCTCGCTCGCCTCGCGTCCCGATCCGATCGTAATCAGGTACCGAGCCGGCTACGACGAAAACGCGGTTGATGAAGGCGGAACTGGGCAGATTCCAGCCCAGGTAAAGCAGGCGATCATATTATCCGTGCAGCATCTGCGTTCTCTTGGCAAAGATGATCTGTTTCTCCGCGCCGAAGAGGTCGAGGGTGTTGGCCGAACGGAATATACGGTCTCTGAGCAGGCTGGAAATATCATCAGGCAAGCTTCTGATCGCCTTCTCGCCGGTCTGCGGATCTACGCATGACACCTGATCACGCCATCGCCCAGCTCGACGACCAGCTGCTGAAGCACGGGGAAGACATTCTCCTGAGTCGCAGGGTCAGCGGCGGCCCTGATGCGGAGGTGACGTGTCGTGCCCTGGTGCGAGGTATCAGGGCGGAACAGATCGTTGGCACGATTACGCAGCTCGACCTGAACGTCATCATTTCGCCGACGCAGATCCTGACAGCAGGTTGGCCAAGCGGTGATCCGCCGGCGCCAGGTGCTGTCGATCCGCGGTTGCCGAGGGTGGCAGATTTCCTGGTGATCAAGGGCCGTGAACGCCAGGTAAAGATGTCCGATCCAATTTACCTGCATGGGCAGTGGGTGCGCTGCAATCTTGTGGTAGCGGGCTGATGGCTTCGTCCTTCGACTTCTTCGATCGCGACCTGAAACTTGCGACGCAGGATCTTGAGCCCGCCGCCATTCGCTCGGCGCTGGCGAGCTTTGCCAAGCAAAGCGTTGCGGAGGTGATTGCGTCTGGCCGCGCGTCGCCGACCTATAACAGGTACGTCAATGGCAGGCCGGGGCTGAAGGAAGAGGCCGTCGAGCTGCCGGGACCTATCGTTTATGAGTTTGCGCTCTGGGATGCGGTGATCAAGTTTGCGCTCAACGAGCTGCGCATGCGGTCGCCAGTCAAGAGCGGAAGATTTCGGGAATCGTTCATCGTCCTGGCGAACCAGAGGCTCGTTACAGATTTCGATAGCATAGATCCCGACGCCGAGGTCATCATCACGAATTTTCAGCCTTATATCCGCAAGGTCGAGGCCGGGGTGATCGGAAACCGGAAGCGCAATCAGGTCTTCGACGCAGCCAAGCGAGCGCTTGCAAGTGCCTTCGGTGCTGGCGGCGGCCGTAATTCGGCCGGTGCCTTCGTCTTCGAAACGCGGTGGCTCGAGGTGCGAGCGGGCGTTCATGCGGGGATGCCGTACATTCTGAAGGGTTCTCAAGGCCGCCGCAAAGACCGGCAGGCTGGCCAGTCGATCACCTATCCGTCAATCATCATCAACCAGGCGGCCTGATGTCCAGCTTTGCCACGTTCAACGCGTTCCGTACTCGCCTCGCCGACTGGACGGCGACGCCCGTCATATTCGAGAACGAGTTTGCCCAGGATCTGCTGGAAAAGAACACTCAGGCCTTCGTCTATGTCGAGATCTTCGGCGACAGCTACGACCAGGACAGCGTCGGAGCGCCGGGCAGCAACATGTTCCTCGAAGAGGGCGTCACATGGATGCACGTCATGACGCGTTCCGGCAAGGGAAGCGCACAGGCGCGCCAATATGCAGACCAGCTGCTGAACCTCTTTCGCGAGCAGCCGATCGGCGAATTGTTCATGCCGCAGATGTCGATTGGTGCAGGCGATCCTGGGCATGACTTTCCGAACTATTTCTCGATCGCGGCCATCATCCGGTGGCGTCGCCGAGACATTACCAATCTCGGCTAACGGAATTCCGGCTCTGCCGGTTGCCTTATCCGCGCCTTAGGCAAGCGCGCCCGCCAACGTCTGAGACGTGGGCAATCCCTTGGATGGAGCCTTTAAAATGACGGTAGCTGACGGCAGTCAGGTACGGCTGGCCGATGTCTCGGAAGCGACCATCGGCACGACGCCTGCCAATCCTGTTTTCCAGATCATGCGCTATGTGAACTCGGAAGTTCGCATCAGCAAGCAGACGGACACGCCGAACGAGATCCGCGCCGACCGTAACGTCGCCTCGATCGTCGATGTCGGTCGTTCCGTGCAGGGACCGATCAACACGTTCCTGTCGTTCGGCACGTTCGACACATGGCTGCAGCGTCTGCTCTGCTCCACCTGGAATGCCGACGTCCTGAAGAACGGTGTGCAGCAGCAGGCGGCGACGCTCGAATTCTTCTACGAGCAGGGCGCGACGGACAGCTACATCCGTTACCAGGCCTGCCGCTGGGATACGCTCGCGCTAGCCTTGCGCGCCCGCCAGTCGGTACAGGCGAACTGGGGCATCAGGGGTATTCGTTCGCCGGACCCGACGAATGCGATCATTGCCGGCGCCACCTATACACCGGCGACGGTAACGCCAGTTTTCAATGCTGGCCTGAACGTTTCGGCGCTCTCGTTCACCGGTCTCGCCAATGCTCCCAAGGTGCAGGCGATGACCATGAACATCGCCAACAACGTCTATCAGAACGACGTCCTCGGCAATTACGAGCCCTATAGCCATGGCCTCGGCCGCTTCGAGGTGACGGGTTCGCTGACGACGTATTTCGAGACGGTCGACGCCTATCAGGCCATCCTCGATCACGACGATGTCGCCATTTCCACGACGCTCCTGGATGCCTTGGGCAACTCCTACGTCATCCAGCTTCCGAAGACGAAATTCCTCGACGGCGGCCCCACGGTCGCAGGCAACGGTCAGGCAGTCATGATCGAAGTTCCCTATCAGGCCTACTTCGACGCGACGGCCGGCGCCTCGATCGTGATCACGCGCGACGCGGCATAACCAAATCGCCAGCGCACGCCTTTCCGCGCTGGCGTACCGGGCGGTGAGCAGCGTCGGGACTGCTCACCGCTCACCTTTCCCGAAATCCCGATCCATGGAGCCCCTTATGAGTGTTGTTAAGATTGCATCCCTGCGTGCCGACCTGAAGCGTGAGGCGGAAGGCGATTGGGTGCCCTTCCCGGACTGGGGCGGCGGTGTGCAGTTCAACGTATCGTCCCTGCATCTGCCGGCGTTTCAGACGGCGCGCGATGATCTCCTGTTGCGGATTGCCCGGCAGGCCAACCAGCCGAAGCCGAAGGCGGGCGAGGAAGCGCCGCCGAAGCTCGATCTAAAGGTCGAACTCGGCAAGCTTTATGCCACGCACATTCTGCACGACTGGAGCGGCCTTGACCTCGAATATTCGCCTGCGACGGCGATGGAGATCCTCTCCGATCCGGAATATCGGAACATCGTCGCGGCCGTGGAGTGGTGCGCCGCTAAGCTCTCCGAAGTGAATGTCGAATTCATCGAGGACGAAGCAAAAAACTCCGGAAAGCCTTCCGCAGCCGCATAAGCGGGCCGAAGGCGCCACCAGAAATGCTCGAATGGCTCGCCGAGCTGTTCGAGCAGGAACCGGACAAGGAATGGCTGAGGCCGCGCCAACCGACAGTGTCGGACGATTTCGACCCGCAGGCATGGCATGCCATGTATTTCGAGGCCTTCGACGCCCTGCAATATGATCGCTTCTATGGTGCGATGGGTGGCGAAGGACCGATCTATTATACGGCTCTCAGCCAGTATGCCCGCGATCACGGCATTACCGGCGATCGGCTGAAGCGGTTCCATGTTTTCATGAATGCGATCGACGGCGAATGGCTGAAGATCCAGCGCGAGCGCTCCGAAGCCGCCGAGGCCGAGCGCAAGAAGAAAGCGGCGCAGCAATAGGGCTGCGCCATCCTTCCACGAGGCGGTATCTTGGCTAACGTTGAAGTCCGTACGCTCCGCGTCTCGGCAGAGATGGATGCGAGCAAGTACACTGCTGGCGCGCAGGAAAAGGTCAATGCCGATGACCGCATGCGGCAGGCAGGTAAAGGCCTCGGTGATTCCTTCACCGAGAACGAGCAGAAGATCAGCAATTCCGGCAATGTGCTGTCGAAGCTCTCTCGGCAGTATATCGACGGCTATGCCAATGCCCAGCGCTTCAACCAGGCGATCAACCAGCTGACGCGCGGTGTTGAGACCGGCAAGATCCAGATGACGGAAGCGTCCGCCATCCTCGACGGCGTCTATCGTAAATATGGCCTCATGGCTGATGCGGCGAAGATTGCCGAGCGCGGGCAGACTGAACTTGCGAAGGCCGTCCAGCTTGCGAACGCTCGCCTCGAACAGCAGACCAAGGTCAACAGCGGCGGCGCGGCCAACGATAACGAAGCCCAGTATCGACGTCAGAACCTTGGCTTTCAGCTGCAGGATATTGGCGTCTCGCTCTATGGCGGCATGCCGGTCACGACGGTTCTTGCCCAGCAAGGTTCGCAGATTCTGGGCCTTTATGCCGGCGCCGGTGGCGTCAATGCTGCTCTGAAGGATTTTCAGGCCATCCTTGCCGGCCTGGTGCGCTATGTCGCGCCATTCGCGGCGGCCGGCGTTCTCGCCTACGGTGCCTACAAGATCTTCGCGGCAAACACGGTCGAGGCAAAGCTTGCCGTTGACGACATGACGAAGGCGCTGGCGGCGCAGGCTCAACCCATGAGCGCAGTGCAGTCGCAGCTGACCGAACTGCAGAAGCTTCAGAGCGAATACGCCAAGGCGCTCAATACCACTGCGCGCACGCATGATGTGGCCTCGGCCGCGATCGTCGCCAACACCCAAAAGGAATACGAGGCCAAGCGCGCGCTTCTCGAAATCGAGCTGAAGCGGCAGGAGGCGGCGCGCGCCGTCGCCCAGTCCGAGCTGGAAATCACCGGGCTGCGCCTCAAAAGCGCAATCGCCCAGCAGGTTACGACCAACCTGGATCTGGAGCGGCAGGGCTTCTCCGATCCACGCATCGGCCGTTTCGTCCAGGTTCCGGACACCATTACAGGTCTCCAGAAGACCCGTGATGTGCTGGCAAACAACGAACTCACCGACAAGGTGAAAGAGCTTCGGGCAAATCTCAGCCTGACAGATATCGCGCTGCAGAAGCTGCGTGAGGGGCTCGGGCTGGTCGGCCCTGCAGCTTCCGGCCAGGTCGGTGCTATCAACGAGCTGTCAAAGGCGCTCAAGGAGCTACAGGAGGTCGGCAAGGCCGCGCTTTCGCCGGCCGACGAGGCTGCGCGCCGCGCCATGGCTGCGGTTCCCGTCGTCAACGGCATTCTCGACGAGGAGAGCCGCCGCAGGGTGCTCGCTGCGCAGCGCGCGGCACAGCGGCGGCTGGATAACCAGAACCCGACGATCACCAATGGCGACGGCGTTCGCGTGGCTGTTCCCACTCCAACGCAGCGACCGAATGTCGAACTTGAGGGGCTTCCAGGGGATGCCAAGACGCAGAAATCAACTGCCGAAGCTTATCGCGACCTGGTGAAGAATGCGCGCGACCGCATCGAGCAAATGGAACTCGAGGCGAAGGTAGCGGGCGAAACCGGTATTGCCGCCGAAAAGATGCGCATGCAGCTCGATCTTCTGCAGCAAGCGCAGGACAAGGGCCGCACGGTCACGGCGGCGCAGCGGGCGGAAATTGAGAAACTCGCGGAAGCATACGGCAGGGCTGCGACAGAGGCGGCCAAGGTGCGCCTCAATGCCGATCTGCGCTTCGAGCGCGAGCAAATCTTTCGCACGTCCGGCGATCAGGAAATCGCTTCACGCCTTCGCGGCGCCGGCTTGCCGGTCGATCTAAGTTCGCAGGAAGCGCAGATCATGCGCGACAACATGCGTATCGAGGAGCTTCGAGCCGGGGTGAAGGGATTCTTCACTGATTTCCGTGATGGGCTCACGCAGGGCGACAGCTTCGGCAAGGCCCTCGGTGATGCTGTCATTAATGCGCTCACAAATGCCGTCAATAAGCTAAGCGAGCGATGGATCGACCAGCTGGTCAACTCACTCCTCGGCGGTGTCTCTGGCGGCGGCCTGCTGTCTAAGGTCGGCGTTGGTTCGATCGCAGCCAATGACAATGTCGGTGCTGCGCCGGTTGTCCCGGTAACCCGCGCGCCATTGGGCGATATCACCTCCTACGCGGCCGCCATTAAGTCGATCGAGAGCAGCGGCAACTATTCAGCCCTTGGCCCTTTTACTGCGACCGGCGACCGTGCCTATGGCGCGTATCAGGTCATGGGCGCCAATGTGGGGCCGTGGACCAAACAGGCGCTCGGCTATTCGCTTTCGCCATCTCAGTTCCTGGCGAGTCCGTCCGCGCAAGATGCAGTCTTTAACGACAGGTTCGGCAGCTATGTCGGAAAGTACGGGGCCTCAGGTGCGGCGCAAGCATGGTTCGGCGGTCCCGGTTCGGTCGGTCGCGGCGCATCGTGGGCCGATCAGTTGGGCACGACCGGGACGCAGTATGTCGACAAGTTCAACGCCTCTCTGTCTCGCCTCTCTGGCACGACCGACGTAACAAGCGCTGGCTTCAAGGGCATCAATCCGGCCCTCGGATCTGCGGCGCAAGGTCTCAACCAGTTCGGTAGCGGCGTCGGTACGCTCGGTCAGAACCTTGCGAACGCCTTTCCGGCGGCGCCGTCGTCGGGCGGCGGGCTGTTCAGCAAGTTGTTCGGCGGTCTGTTTGGCGGCGGGCTGAATGCATTTGGCACGTCCGTGCTCGGTACTTCCGCCCAGTTCGCCGGCGCGTGGGCACGCGGCGGTATCGGCCTCTATGCCAGCGGCACGGACTATGCGCCAGGCGGTCTTGCAGTCGTGGGCGAAGGCGGCCGGGAACTGGTCAACCTTCCGCGCGGCTCTCAGGTCATCCCGAACCACAGGACTGAAGCGATGCTTTCGGGCGTCGGCGGTGGATCGCCCACGACCGTGATTTTCAAGCCGAACATCATCAACAACAATGGATCGAACGTGCGGACAGAGCGACGCGACACAAACGACGGGCCTCAGTTCGATATCATCATCGACGAGGCGGTCGCCAACAATATGAGCACGCCAGGATCGCGTTCGCGCCGTGCCGTGAAGTCACAGTGGGGCCTCTCTGAAACGTTGGCGCGCCGATGACCGTTCCAGTATGGCCCGCCACCTTGCCACAGGTGTTTCTGCGCGACGGCTATGATGCGCAGGGCGCCGACAATCTGATCGCCTCCAGTGTCTCCATCGGTCCTGCCAAGGTTCGTCGGCGCACGACGGCGGCCGTCAAGCCGTTGTCCGGTTCGATGATCATGTCGAGCACGCAGTTTCAGGTGCTTGTCGATTTCATCGAAAACGACATCGCCGACCGCGCGAAGGCCTTCACCTTCCCTGATCCGCATGGCGGCGCGCCGCTCTTGGTTCGAATGACGCAGCCAATCAAAGAGGCCTCTGTCGGTGCGGATTGGCGCATCCAGATCGTTCTGGAGGTACTGCCATGAGCCGCGATGTCAGCGCCCGCTTTCGCAGTGCGGTCTATGCGCAGGAGACGGACGAGGTTCCGATCTGCCTTCTGACCGTCACGCATGAAAGCCTGTCGGAGCCGATCTTCATCTCCAGCGATCCGACCACTCGGCTTTCCGATGATCCCTTGCTCTACGGGACGGAAAGCCGCGGCGAGCAGTTCATCTTCCTGCCGTTCGAATTCACGCTGGCGGACGATGTAAGCGATAGCGCGCCAAAGGTGGCGCTCACGATGGATAGCATCGACCGGTCGCTCGTGCCGATCCTACGTTCCTTCGCAACGCCGCCGAGCGTCAAGCTGGAAATCGTCCTGGCTTCCGATCCCGATATCGTCGAGATCACCATGCCGGTGCTGCAGATGTCGGATGCGACGATCGAGGACAAGTATATCTCGACCAATGTCGTCGCCGACGGCCTGATCAACGAACCGCATCCCGCTCGGCAGTTCACGCCTGGCAGTTTTCCGGGGCTGTTCTGATGGAGCGGTTCATCGGCATTCCCTACCGGCCGCACGGCAGAGACTACGACGGCGCAGATTGCTGGGGCATCCTCTATCTCTATTACCGGGATGTGCTCGGCCGGCAGATCCCATCCTATTCCGCCGAGATGCGGGAGCTGGAGTTTCACCGGCGCGAGATCGCGCGGCTGATCATTGCCGAAAAAGGCAATCATTGGGCAGAGGTCGCCACACCGGCGCCAGGTGATTGCGTGCTGATGCGCGTCGGCCGCGATGAAAGCCATGTCGGCGTCTTCATCGGTGGCGACCGCATGCTTCATTCCGAGGGGCCGCACCCCTCACAGATCGAACGGATGGGCGATATGCGCTGGCGCAATCGCATCGTCGGGTTTTTCAGGTATCTCCCATGCTGACAGTCCGCAATGCGGATGCTGAGATCATCGCCCCTGGCGAGCGGGTTGACGTCTATATGCGTCGGTCGCCGCTCCGTCAGCAGCGCGATCACATTCAGGTGCCGGCGGGCCTGTCGATCGACGAGATTATCGGCTGCTGCGGGCTTGAGCCTGTGCGGCTGCATGTGAGCATCAGCGGCCACGTGATCGAGCCGCAGAACTGGGCGCGTGTTCGCGTCAAGCCTGGCGTCTCTGTCGTTATCGTCAAAGTGCCTGGCAAGGGAGCGCTGCGCGCGATCGCGGGGCTCGTCGTGGCGCTCTTTGCTGCTGTGGTGGCTCCATGGCTGGCGACTGCGGTGTTTGGACTTACGGCCGGAACGACTGCCTTCAGCGTCGCCACCGGCCTGATCGGAGCCGGCATCTCGATTGCCGGGTCTCTGCTCATCAACGCGCTCTTCCCGGTGGCAAAGCCTGATTCCCTGCCGGACACGAAGCCGCTCTATTCCATCGGCGGCGCGCAGAACCAGGCGGCGCAATATGGCGCCATACCTGAGATCTTCGGCGTTCACCGGATCTCGCCGCCCTATGCCGCCGGTGCCTATACCGAGCTGGAGGGGGACGATCAGTATCTCCGCATGCTCTTCGTCGTCGGTTATGGCCCGATCAACATTTCCGACCTGAAGATCGGCGAAACCGCGATCAGCAAGTTCGAAGATGTCACTTACGAGATCATTGCCGATCATACGGTGACGCCCGTCACCCTCTACACCAAGCCTGTCTATCAGGAGGATGTTTCCGTCCTTCTCGACGGGCCGACAGGTTGGGTGCAGCGTACCACGGCCGACAACGTCGATGTCATATCGGTGGACGTAAGCGCGCCGAACGGCGTCTATCGCGTCAAGGCGAAGGATGGTTCGCGCGTCAATTACACGGTCACGGTTGCGGTCCAATACAAGCTTTCGTCCAGCTCCGCCTGGCTGAACATGGGCACGATCGATCTCACTTCGAATTCGCCGCAGGCAGTTCGGCGCACCCTGGCTGTGTCCGTGGCGCGCGGCAAATACGATATCCGTCTCAGCAAGTCGTCGCCAGACTATAGCGGCGGCAAGGATACCGTGGCCGAGACCGTTTATTGGACGGCCGTTCGCGGTCGCCGCAATGACCCGGTCATCAGCTTCCCGAAGCCGTTGACGCTGATCGCCATGCGCATTCGTGCGACCGGCCAGCTGAACGGCACGGTCAACACGCTCAACTGCATCGCCAGCCCGAAAATTCGCGCTTGGAATGGCAGCGCGTGGGTTCCGGGTCAGGTCACGCGCAACCCTGCTGATCACTTCCGCCAGGTGCTGCAGGGCAATGCCAATGCCCGCCCGGTTGCCGACGTCATGATTGACCTTGCGAGCCTGCAGGATTGGCACGCCTACTGCGCCGCGAACGGCTTCACGTTTGATTTCGTCGCGAGTGAACAGATGTCGGTCTACGATCGGCTGACGCAGATCGCTGCGGCCGGCCGTGCCGCCGTGTCGTTCCGCGATGGGCGATGGGGCGTTGTCTGGGATATCGCGGATTCGCCCATCGTCCAGCATTTCACGCCGCGCAACTCGAAGAACTTCTCCTCAGTTCGGGCCTACGCGGATCTTCCGCATGGCTGGCGGGTCAAGTTCATCAACGGCAAGAACGGCTACCTCAACGATGAGCGCGTCGTCTATGACGACGGCTATACGGTCAGCAATGCCACCAAGTTCGAAGGCATCGATTTTCCCGGCGTTACCGATCCTGATCTGATCTGGAAACACGGCCGCTATCACATCGCCCAGCTGCGGCTGCAGCGTGAGACCTATACTCTCGATACCGATTTCGAGCACCTGGTCTGCACGCGTGGCGATCGCGTGCGCGTCAACCATGATGTCGTCCTCTGGGGCGCAGGTGCTGCGCGCGTCAAATCCGTCACCGCTTCGCCGGCTGGCGTCGTTCTCGACGACACCATGACGATGCAGGCGGGCAAGACCTATTCGATGCGGTTCCGGCTGGCGAATGGCTCCTCGATCGTGCGCACGATCGCCGGCGTCGACGGCGAGTTTAACGCCTTCACGTTTGCCGATACCGGCGCGCTGCCATCGCCTGGAGATCTCGCCCTCTTTGGCGAGAATGGCTTTGAAAGCGTCGTGCTCCGCGTCAAGAGCATCATGGCGCGGCAGGATCTCTCTGCACGGCTGGAGCTGGTCGACGACGCGCCCGGCATCATGCAGGCAGACAAGGGAACGATACCGCCGTTCCAGACCGGAATTGCACCGATACCAGACTACCGCGCTTCCGCGCCGACCGGCCTCGACTATTCGGAGACGATCTGGACGACAAATCCGGCGACCTCGGAAATCGATCTCGTGTGGCAGGCGCCGGTCATTGGGGCTGCGGCCTCCTACATCGTGCAGTTTCGCCGGTCTGGTGACGACGCGTGGATCACCGTGCCGAGCGTGAGTGCGCCGGCCGCCAAACTCGTCGATCTTGCTTCTGGTGTCTACGACGTGCGCGTCAGGGCGATCTTCTCCAACGGCGACCTTTCCGGCTTCGCAACCGGCTCGTTCGTCTGCGCGATCTTTGCCTCCAATCCCGCCGATGTCACCGATTTCCGTGTCGCCATCAGCGGCGATGTCGCGATGCTGCAGTGGGATGCGCAGACCGATCAGGCGGTTTCTCATTTCGAGATCCGGTTCTCCCCGGCGCTCACCGGCGCCACCTGGCAGGCGGCGTCGCAGCTCCGCGAGCGCGTCTTGGGAGCGCAGGCGCAAGTACCTGCGATGGTGGGGACATACCTGATCAAGGCGGTGAGCTTTGCGGGGCTGATGTCGATCAACGCAGCGCTTATCGTCAGCTCGGTCAATCCGCTCACGGCATTCAACGCCGTCGAGGCGCTCGACGAGGCTCCAGCCTTCGCCGGCAGTAAAGACGGCGTTATCAAGGTTGGCAGTGAATTGCGCCTCGATACCGCAAGCGATCTCTTTGCGCTGGTCGATTGGTTTTCCGTCGAGGATTACTTCCTGTCGCTCGGCGGCTTCCTGAGCGAAGGCGTCTACGATTTCGCCGACATCATCGATCTCGGCGAGGTCTACACCTCGCGTGTGAGTGCCAATATTGCCGCATTTGGATTGGTTGCCAGCCTCGACCTGTTCAACCGCGCGGACTGGTTCGACGTCCCGGACTATTTTGGTCTCGCGTCCGACGCTCTGTGGAACGTGCGCGTCGAGGTATCCTCGACGACTGACGATCCGGCCGGATCGCCGGTCTGGACGGATTGGGCGCAGCTGGTCACGGCCGATGTGTCTGCGCGCGCCTATCGCTTACGCGCCCGGCTTCTGTCGTTCCAGTTCGATGTTACCCCTGTCGTGCAGGGCCTCTCCGTGACCGTCGATATGCCGGATCGGGTGATCGCCGAAAACGACCTGGTCGTTACGACGAGCGGTCGCTCAATCAGCTTTTCGCCGCCCTATTACGAGCTGAGCGGCGTGTCGATCGCAGCCCAGAACATGGCGACCGGCGACTATTACGAGATCACCGGCAAGACCAATGCCGGCTTCCACATCGTCTTCAAAAATGCTGCGGGCGCGCCGGTTTCCCGGACGTTCGACTATGTTGCAAAGGGATATGGTTACATCCAATGACACAGGCGACAATCTTCAGCGTCCCCCTCGTTGGTCCGTCTTCGCCGAGCGAAATGGCGTTGCGCATCGACGACAATCTGAAAGCGATCCGTAGCGCCCATTCCGGGACCGGGCGGCCTTCCTATGCCGTCGCGGGGACGACGTGGATATCGACCGCAGAAGCCGGAAAGTTGAAGTGGTACGACTTCGACGGAACGGTCGACCACTTGACCAAGACGCTCGATCTCGCCACGGGCGAAATTACCTATGGCGACGGTACCAACGCTGACGGGACTGCGGCGGCGATCGCGGCTGCACTTTCTGATCCGACATACCTGCAGGCGCTGAAATGGCGCTCGAAAGCCATAGGCGAGCGATATGAGGTCGATACCAGTAAAGCCGGCGCTGAAATCCCGCCGTCCAACACGGCGGACACAGTTTGGATCGAGCTGACCGCCGGGCTGACTGGTGTCGGTGGTTTCAACAATGGGAAGCTCACCAGTGAGAGCATCTCCGGCACAGTGCCGCTGGTCGTTGCGACGGCTGTCGTGTCCTTCGGCGCGTCGCCGATGAACGGCCAGACAATTGATCTGCTCAACACGGAAGGCCGCATCGCTCGACCGTCTACGTCACCCGGCACAAAGCAAAACGACGCCTTTCAGAGCCATAGAGTGAACAACCTGATAGCTGATATCTCCAGTTCCTCAGGCGGCACTAACATAGCGCTGTCAACCTCTCCCTCTATTGGAGCATCGCAGTCGGGGCCGCTCGGGACATCGAGCATGAGCATAACGACCGATGGCGTGAACGGCACTCCACGCGTCGCCAACGAAACCCGAATGAAGAACGTTGGCATCAAAGCCTACATGAGGATCGCCTAATGCCATACGCAGCAAACGGACGCGTCGCGCAGGATATTTTTCCCGGCGCTATCGAAATCACCGAACAGCAATATGCCGCAGCGATCGATGGGATCGTCAACGGAATGGTGGTTTCGATCGACGGCGGCTTTTCCGTCAAGCAGCCGGAAAAGCCTGCTGAGCCGGAAATGCCGCAGCCGACAATCAATGAGGTCAAGGCGCAGCTGCGGGCACGGTTGGACTATGCGGCCGAGGCCGAGCGCCTCAAATACATCACGCCCGGCGCCGGGCAGGCCATGACCTATCAGGCGAAGGCGGCCGAGGCGAAGGCTTACCTTGACGCTGGAAATCCTGATGCAAGCGACTTCCCGCTGCTCTCGGCCGAGGTCGGCATCACCGCCGACAGTATCGAGGGCGTCGCGCAGATCGTCGCCGGCGCCTATGCGCAGTGGCAGGTGATCGGCGCGGCGATCGAGGCGGCCCGCCTCGGCGGCAAGGCTGCGATCGACGCGGCCAATGACGCCGACGCAGCGCAAGCCGCATTCGATGCCGTGACCTGGCCGTCGCCGGCAAGCTGATCGCCCAATTTGCGCCTTAGGCAAGCGCATCCGCCAACGTCTGATGACGTGGGCAATCCCTAGAGATGGAGCCCTTCAATGACGGTAGCTGACGGCAGTCAGGTCCGCCTTGCCGATGTCCCCGAAGCGATCATCGGCACGACGCCCGCCAATCCTGCTTTCCAGATCATGCGCTATGTGAGCAGCGAAGTTCGCATCAGCAAGCAGACCGATATTCCGAACGAAATCCGAGCCGACCGAAACGTTGCCTCGATCGTCGATGTGGGCCGATCGGTGCAGGGTCCGATCAACACGTTCCTGTCATACGGAACCTACGACAAGTGGCTTGAGCGCCTGCTCTGCTCGACATGGAGCGGCGATGTCCTGAAGAACGGCGTCATCCAGCAGGCGGCGACGCTGGAATTCCTTTACGAACAGGGCGCGGTCGACAGCTACGTTCGTTACCAGGCCTGCCGGTGGAACACGCTCGCCTTGACGCTGCGGGCTCGCCAGTCGGTCCAGGCGAACTGGGGCATCATGGGCATCCGATCGCCGGACCCCACGAATGCCATTCTCGCCGGCGCCACCTATGCGAACCCGACGACGACACCGGTTTTCAATGCCGGTCTGAACGTCTCGGATATTTCCTTTGACGGCCTCGCCAATGCGCCGAAGGTGCAGTCGCTGGTGTTGAACATCGCCAACAACATCTATCAGAACGATGTCGTCGGCAGCTATGAGCCCTATAGCCATGGCCTCGGCCGGTGTGAGATCTCGGGCACCATCAGCACGTATTTCGAGAACACGGATGCCTATCAGGCGATCCTCGACCATGCGGACGTCGGTATCTCGACGACGCTCATGGACGCGGCCGGCAACTCATACGTCATCGATCTGCCACGCACGAAATTCCTCGACGGCGGCCCGACAGTCGGAGGGAACGGCCAGGCGGTGATGATCGAAGTTCCGTTTCAGGCCTACTTCGATCAGACCGCCGGCGCATCGATCGTCATCACGCGTATCCCTGGTGGCATCGCGCCTGCAGGGCCTTCCCTCGACTTCTCTTCTCCCAACAACTCCCAGTACATCGGACAGGTGATCTAATGGCTCAGGTACCCCAGATTACAGTTAAGGACGCAAGCGGTTCTCCGGTCGACGTCGCAACGATCACCGCACTTGTGGCGCTGATGGGCGACACAACGGCCAATCCTCCAGCCACTTCCGAGCTCGGCCGGCTGAAGACAATCGCCGATGCGTTGGCCGGTCTCCTCAGCGTCAACCAGGTGAGCGTCGCGCATGACGTCACCGCGACCTTCACCCGCCAGCCGAACGCCACGCCCTACAATGCCGGCGCCGTGGTCGGTGCTGCGGCTGCTGCGCTGACCTTCACTGCGGCCGGCAAGGCCGGCGGCGCTGCGGCGCTGATCAATGGCGTCTCACTCAAGATCAATGCAGCAACCTCGCCGGCGACTGCGTGGCGCTTGCACCTCTACACGGTGACCCCTCCGTCGGCGCCATCCGATGCAGCGATTTTTGACCTGCCTTCTGGCGATCGGTCTTCCTACCTCGGATATATCGACATTCCGGCCGCCGTCGATCTCGGCTCTACCTGCTACATCGAGGTCAATAATATCGGTAAGCAGGTGAGGCTCGCGAGCGGCAACTGCTACGGTCTATTGCAGGCAATATCCGGCTACACGCCGGGTTCGGGCGACGTCTACGAGATTACGCTGCACACGGTCGAGGGCTGATCCATGGCCATAAACAATCGTTTGCGACGTATCCTGCAGACGGCCGCCGCAAAAAAGGGCGGTGGGGTGGTGGTGCCGACCAATTTTCAGGTCGTGACCACATACAATGGCCTTGCCAGTGTCAAATATCCGGGCACGACAGGCGGCAGAACCGATGTGCAGCTTCAAATGCGTTCGGGTCACTATCTTGGCGCCGCCGGCGTCAAGCGCTGGAAGATCGGGCAAGGAGCGTACGTCGCGCCGCAGAACAACAATAACGGTGATCAGGCGGTCGGAAACAGCTTCAATTATGAAGCTGCGCTCGAACGGGTAACTGGCGGGGCGCTGAACGCTCATGCGCAGTTTTCCGGGGCCAACACCGTGACTGTGGCAGACAATGCTGCCCTCGTCCTCAGTGACGAATTCGCGCTCGATGTCTCGGCTGATGATGAAATCTTCTCGCGCCAAGGCATCGTCATCGGGGCAGCATCGCAAAACTTCCCGCAATCCGTTCGATCCGGGCAAGACGGCACACGCGTCCTTTCGCCCGCAACAGCAAGCCAGATAGGCGGTACCGGTGCGCTCACCACGCCCAGCGGAGGCACGACGACCAGCGTCTCTGCATGGCCGCTCGTTCTCGGCGTCCCTGACAAGCCCCAGATGGCGGTTCTCGTAATCGGCCACAGCATTGCAGAAGGTCAGGGAGAGACCAGTGTCCCGAACGGCACATCGAATTCTGGCCCCTATAGACGGGCATTTTGGAATGTTGATGGTCATCACATCCCATTCGACTTCCATGCCGTCAGCGGTAGGAGTTTTGCTGGATACACGCCAGTGACATCCCCAAACCCCAGAAGCAGGTGGCCTTATTGCACCCACGCCATTATAGACCTCGCCCGGAATTCGATGGGCTTAGGCATCGCCGGTCTTAAGGCCGCGACGGTTGACCTGATCAACGAGCTGAGGGCGACGATTGGACCGTACGGTAAGAGGTTGCATGTATCCGTTACGTGCCCAATCCCTTCCACCGCTTCGAGCAACTGGATCGATGCTGCAAGTCAAAATCCAAACGCCGGCTTCGAAAATGGCGGCACGCGCGATCAATATGTGGCTTGGATAAAAGGATTTTGCGACGGTCTTATCGACGACTACATCGATTATTCTTCAGTGGTCGAAGATCCGACGGACCATACGAAATTTCTCACCAATGGAACTGCCAACTGGCCTACGACTGACGGGACGCATCCGACGTCGAACCTTTACGGCCCGATGAGCGGTATCGTGGTCGACTGGGTAAGGCGACAGGTGCCAATCCCGTCAATCTGACTCTTTACGTGATGGGGCGCTTGGCGCCGAAGAGTTTGCCAATGGCAGTCATTGCTGCGTGCAGGATGGATGCTGTGATAGTCGGCTTCTTGATCAGCGGCGGCAGGCCCATCTTGAGCCGCGATTTCGGCGTCAGGAGAACGGTGTCTCGCATCGTCCATCCATCTCCCAGTCGGATATCGACTAGACCAAGCTCGGCGGCCTGCCAGACGACAGGATCTTCTGACAGGCCGACATTGACGATCTCTCCGTCATTGTCGGTGAGGACGCGCAACAGCTGGTCCGTGTCTTTGAATGGATGTGGAATGACTTCTTCTGCGCTCGCGCCCATTGAGCCTGCCCCTAAGCCAACGCCTTAACCCATAGGCTGCATATCAGGTTGAGAATTTCACGTAAATGGAGAAAAGAAATGATTGACTATACTGCTACCGGATTGCCGCTCCATCATCGAGCGCGCTCGGGTATTATTACCGCGCTACCGTAATCAAGTAACAGCGCCAAATCGATCAACTTGCTGGAAAGCCAGTTATAGAATTGAGCGCGTGTAAAGGACGGTCGTCCAGCAACGTGAATCCGAAGTACCGCTGGGCCCTTTGGAACATGTTAGGTAACTCAGCTAGATCTGCGTCTCTTCGTTTGGATGCGAGGTAGAGGACATTTCCAGCACTTGGCCAAACTTCATAGAGCGAATGATCTTGTGCGAATAGTTTCGAGTCTATGCGTAGACGGGGCGATGAGAAAGTATGGAAAGCGATTTTCCCGGCTGCGAATGTTGTGCTTTGATGAAGCGTTGGCTCTGGCGAATCGACAAAAGTTGAGCCTGCACGTCGCCAGCTTCTGCCCTTCCACAAAGTTCCTTCATAGGGAGCCATCCAGACGGTCCACCCGCTCGGTGGCAATCGGGTCTCCATAAAAGCGCGACGCTCTTCGGGAGTTGAGGTTATCAGCTTTGGCTCTGCTTGTTCCCATATGTACGTGAACATTACGGCCCAGGTCGCCAGTAATTCTCGATCGGCAGGTTCGAGGTCGGCGGATTCACCGATAATAAGCTTGGAAAGGTTTGGCTTCACACGATTTTGGATCTCACTCATCCAACCGTTGTTGCACTGTTGGCATACCACACGCAGCCTTTGAGAGTGCGGGTCACCCGGTCGATTGACTTTTCCTTTGGTACTTTCAAAAGCCGAGCCGCTGACAATGTTCACATTATGATTGGTTTTTGCGTATGTCCGCGGAATATATTCCCGTAGCCAGTCTGCCCAAATGTGCTCTTTTGAGAGAGGGGCGCTGCCGCAGAATATGCAATGTCCTTTTTTCTGTTCTTTCTTTGCCATTCAATGCTCCGACAGAGTCCTGTAGACTGTAATCCCGGCACGTCAAGACGTAGCTCAGCGATAGAGCGCTAAGCATTGCTTAGAGGTCGATTGGTTTAAACCCATCCGGAAGACGTGTCGGGGCCCCTATAAATCGCACCCAACCATGCGCTTGAAATTTAGTCTAGTCCCGCGCTACTGCGCCCACCGCCCTCTCATCAAATTGCGATAAAGCAACTATCAGTTTTGAAGGTTGAAAAGCGCTATTGGGGCTGATCTTATCCGCGAGCAGATTCACATCGGGGGTTACTATGACAACTACTACGCTGGTTGACGCTCACAGCGATTACTTCTCTTTTTATGAGTCCGATACAATTTTTGGAAATGTCTTGTCTAACGACGCGCCTTACGTCTGGGGGACGCAGCTCAACTATCTCGACCATCAGTTGATTAACGGCAAAAGAGCCGGCGCGATCACCGACGTCGCCGGTGAGTTCGGAATCTTTCATGTAAAGCTCGACGGTTCTTTCACATACACTCTCAACGAGGACGCAAAAGCGGCTCTGCTTCCCGGTCAAACCTTGACGGAAAATTTGATGTACAAGATGTCCGACGGGGGTGGGGCATACGGACGTTGCCTGGCTCAAACTGGATATCAACGGGCATGCCGACCCTGTGGCTGACAAGGTTCTGGATTTCGAAGGAGCTGTAAACCTCAGCGACTACGAAGGTTTCAGATTTAATTTTGAGGGCGGTAATGACCCCTACCTTGAGGCGAACAAACCTGGGATGAAGGGTGCCGATGGAAATATTGCAACCGCCATGACAGGCATGGGCTTTCAGAGGGCAGACGGTCAGGCCTTCGACCTGCACAGTTTGGATTTTGGCTTCACGGGCGGAGCAGTCGGAGTTAGTGCCTTTGCCTACACTGCGGATGGTAAGTGGTTGCAGTATTATGTAGACGATATGCCGGCCAACAACATGAACCACATTACCCTTGACTGGAGCAATGTGGTTTACGCGGGCATCTCAGTGAACAACGACGGTACAATTGAGGTTTCTGTCGATAACATCCATATCGGCAGCCACGACGGCCTCTTCGTGTAACTCCTCGGCGTTGCTCTCCGAGCCAAAAGACCGGCCGTAGGCCGGTCACCTACCACCGCCCTATCATCAAAGGATAGGGGCCTAATCCCCTTCTAAGCCGCCTCTCGCAGGCGGCATTTTCATATCCAACATCGGAGACGTATATGAACATCGTGCCGAACTGGCGACGCGTGGTCGCTATTTCTTTGAGCTTCTGGATGCAGATCTTCGGTGTCGCCGTTCTGCTCTATCCGGAGGTAAAATTCCGCTGGACCGAACAGGATAGCGATCCTGTCTTCTTTTGGTGGGCGGGTCTCCTGCTCCTGCTGGCGGGCATCATCGGCCGGCTCTTCGAGCAGAGCGATTCGAAGTGGCGCGAGTGGGCGCGTATCGGCGGCGTCGCGGGACTTCTGTTGGTCATTGCCTACCTTTGCACGTCGACCGTTCGGGCCGCAGAGGCGCCCCCGCCGATCACCTCGGCAACTGAACAGCAGACGCTCGATATTGCCGTGCCGTTCATCCTGAAGAAGGAAGGCGTACGCCTGGTCGCCTATCTCGACGGCGGTGGCGTCGCGACGATCTGCGGCGGCCTGACCTCTGCATCCGGGATCGATGTCTATATCGGTATGCCGGCGATGACGATGGAAGAGTGCCTTCGCCATATGCGAATTAAGGTGGCTGAGTATCGCCGTGGCCTGCACCGTTATTTCAACGCAACGACACTTCAGACAAGGCTACCGGCGACCAGAGACACCGCCTACACCTCTCTCGCCTTCAATGTCGGGATAGGGACGGCTGGCAAAAGCACCGCCGTGCGGCGGCTGAATGCGGGGCAGATTGCCGATGGCTGCGAGGCAATCACCTGGTTCAACAAGGACGGCGGCAGGGTGATCCGAGGGCTCTTCGAGCGGCGGAAGGACGAGAAAGCCCTTTGCCTGATGGGGCTCTGATGTTCACTAACATCTCCGACCTGATCAAGATCCCGGTCGCCATTTTTGCCGGCATGATGATCGCATCCATTTTCCTCGTGATTACTTACGAGGGGATCAGCCTGCCGCTCATCGGCCAGGTTATCGATGGTCGGGTATCTACGGAAGTAAAGGCCGCCACGTCCACGATGGTCACGACCTTTGAACGTGATGCGATAGCCGCCCAGCTTGCCGAGACGGAGCGAATGCTGTCCGAAGCGAACAGAACGGCCGCCAACGCCAGAGCACGCGCTGACGATACGCAACGGGCAAAACAGGCAGCGGACGCACGCATTGCGCAGCTCGAAGCTGAAGCCAAGCCTAATCAAAAGCTGTCGCGTCCAAATGAGGAGGATTACCGATGGGTAGACGAGCACTGATCCTCCTGCCGATCGCGCTCCTGTTGATGAGCGCGAAGGGCTGCCAGACGCTTGAAGCACGAGCTGAGAAGGCCGCAGAGACCAAGGGGCAGGCCACGGCTACGCGGCCTCGCCTTGATCTTCCTGAAGCCTGCACGACCCATATGGAGCGGGTGAAGCTGCGGGATGAGCCTTGGGTGATTTTTCGCCAGCGCTGGGAAGTTGCGGCCGACAATCGCGATCGGCAGGCCGATGACTGCCAAGCATTCGAAGACGACTACAATTCGCGCCTCGGCGCCAAATAGGAGGGCTTCGATTGACAACGCCTTATGTCGGCCCCGGCATCTGGATACGCATCCAGCATCGCTTTGGTCCTCGCATGATGGAATGGTTCATGGGCTTCCACACCGCCATGTTGGGAGCTGTCCTGCTGTCGTCCGATCGTCTGTTCGATCAGGCGGAATTGGCAGGTTTCCGGGCTCTGTTTTCGAGTGAACATCTGCTGGGCTGGATCATGCTCCTGCTCGGCATTCTCAGGACCATAGGTCTCGTTATCAACGGGGCTCGAAAGGACGTGACGCCTGTCATCCGGCAGGTGTCTGCAGGCATAGGCTGCCTCATCTGGGTCGGCATCACATATTGCTATGCATCCTCCAACCTCGTGAGCACTTGGCTCGCCATTTATCCGCTGTTTGCGGTCGGCGAGCTGGTCAATATCAATCGCGCCGCGCACGACCAGGGGGAAACGAGATATGGAAAAACTGGCTGATCTGCCACCGACTGCACTCATTACCCTCGGAGTCACGCTGGCGATCATCTTTGCGGTTCGCTACCTCGGCTTGGCCGCCGGCGAGAAAACAGGACCGGAAAACAAGGCGCCCGTCGCGGCCGTCATCGTCGACCCGACTGCGCTGATAAAGGCGACGGCCGCCGTCGAGGAGCATACCGAAGCCATCCGGCAACAGATCAAGGTCGGCGAGGAAATCGCCGAACACCTCAAGTATCTCGGCGTCGAGCTGGATCGCATCCGCGAAGAGATGCGCATCAGGCGCGAGATCGAGCGCGCTCGGTAATCTCGTTAACGCTCATGAATCTTCTTGAGCGCGTCGTGATGCTCTTCCGCCCTGCGCGAAGCCTCGCGCGGGGTTTCTTCCCATCCCTGCTGCGGCATGATGCGCTTGCGCACCCACGCCTGAAAGCCGCCATTCCACCGCCATAGGCCAATCTTGCTAGAGGTTGTCGTGTCCAACTGGATGCGGCCAACGACATCCTCACCATCATAGCCCTGAAAGTCCTGGCGGCCTTCGCCTTCCCATGTCTCTCGCCATTTATATTTTGGCTGATATTCGTTGGTCATAGCTGGCGGCTTGGCCCGTTGATCCTGTTGCTCTGCACCTTGAGTGAAGCGCTGAGGACCACAATCCCGAGAGCCTCACTGAATTCGCTCGTGCCAGGTCCACCTACAGAATAGCGGCGAATCACGTCACCCGTGACGGATGTCAGCAGTCGTTCGTTTCTTGCTGCCCCATTGTAGGCCGATATTTCCCAGCGGTTCTCCGGCTTCGATAGAAACCGCCAGCGGACAATGTAATTTTCGAACAGGCGGATTTCATCGAAACGGCTCATGGGCCGCTATATTGTTCGTCGCAGACAAGCGGTCAATCCCGGCTAAATGCTTGCATCGAATTGGATCGCATTGAAGCGATCGGCGACCATTCGTCCCGAGTTCAGCCTTGGATGCACATAGATGCCGAGGAAGACGGACGCGCTTTTCCAATCCCCCGCCTCCATGGCAGTCCTGATATCGGTGCCAAGCTCGATCGCCGTCGTGGCGAAGGTATGTCGGCCGCAAAGGTGGCTCGATTTATAGCTGATATCCGCTCGCCGGCAGACTGCTTTGATCCGTTCATTGACCGAATGCCGGTTGGTGAACCGGAACACGCGATCCTCATCCCCAGCTTCTCCCCTCAGATCTCGCAGCCGCGCGGCCATCTCATCCGTGAGGTGGCGCAGCGAATTGCGGCCTGTCTTCGTTTTCACGAGCAGTGCTCGACGAGCCGCGAGATCGACATCTCTCCACCTCAGATCAATCGCCTCGCTCACCCTGGCGGCCGTTTGCGCCATGAACAGCACAAGCGCCGCGAGATGCGGCAACCGATCCTTCGTGCACTGCCTGATGAAGGCATGCATCCACACGGCCGACGCCGGCTGTCTCGGCTTCGCCGGATCTTCCTTCAGCTTCTTGATCCGGATGAGGTTGCACCATCCTCGATCGTAGCCGTGATTGATGACCGCGCGGGCCGGCGTGAGCGCCTGGCGGTTGCGGGTCGCGTTGCTCTGTGTCGGAAAGAGCGTGATCGCCATCTGCCTCACGTCGAACGGATAGATCGAGGCGAGCGGACGGTTGCCAAAATATTCGATGATCGGATCGATGAAGCGGCAGTCTCCGCCATGCTCTATGTAACTGGCGGCAGCTTCGGCGAACGTCTTCTCGCTGAGGATGGGCGTCGCAGTCGGCGCCCATGTCTGAACAATCTGATGCGTCATGTATCCCTCCAACTCTGTACTTCTGGAGCTATTTTCGGCTGGACACATTGCCGAAAAATATAACGAATACGTGGAAAGGTTCGTGGTCCAGAGCGGACCTAACTATATTGATTTAACTCGCTTTCCGCTTCCCGGTCCTGGGCACCACCTATACGTCGTCTTCATCGTCTGGCTCTTGGGTGGGGTCGTAACGCCGCATGTCAGGATCGTCACCATTTGCGATATTCAGATAGCGATCCATGATTTTACGCTCTTCCTGGCTCGGCGCCCTCCCCTGCAGTTTACGAACCCAAGCATCATATATTTCTATTGCTGTCTCTGGCTTCAT